AGCAATACTAATAATTTTGTTATGTTTACTTGCGTTTTGTGTGAAACCATCACAACCGTTGAAAGTTGATTCAAAAGATTATATAATCCCTCCACCAAAACCAAAACATGAATAAAAAACCTTTAAATATATCTGAAGAAGCGGCTGTGCAAATGCCGATGAAGACGGTTGCCAGTTTGATAATTATCGTGGCACTCGGCACCATGGGCTACTTCCAGATTATAGAGCGTTTAAACATTGCAGACACCAGGTTAGAACTTATGAACTCTGATGTCGAACAGAACACAGAGTTTAGAATAAAATGGCCACGTGGACAGATGGGTTCATTGCCCGCAGATTCTGAGCAGTACATGATGCTGGAGGATATTTATAAAACTTTAGATCGTATAACAAAACACATAGATGATATGGCTTTGAACAAAGTAAACATTGAGTTTTTAACAAAACAAATGGACAAAGTTTTGGCTGATATTGAAAAATTAAAAGATGCAAACAGGGATATAAAATACAATGGCAACGGGACGAATAACTAAAAAAGTTTTAGATTACATAGCTGACATGAATAAACAAGCTAAACAGATGAGATTTGTAAAAGAATTAAAAAAAGAAGTAGAGATAAATGCAAATGGTTCTAGCAGATATAAAATTAAAGAGGGACCAAACAAAGGTAAAGTATTATGATCGAGTCTATAGTGGCCCTTTTGATGTTTGTAAACGGAGAAATTAAGGAACATTTAATTCAGCCTGATGGAATGGCACAATGCCTCCGAGGCAAACGTGAGGCGGAGAGAACTTTTTCAGAATCCATATCCTATAAATGCTATAAGGGTAAAGCAGAAATAGAGCTATATCAAGGAAGAAAATACATTAAAGCTTTGATTTTAGACTAATGACCAAAAAAATAATAAAATTTCATACTGAGATAGTTAATGGTATCTGTCCAACCTGTGATGAGTACACAATGTTGATAGGCCTAACTAGAGAGTATTTTAGATGCATTACATGTGGTGCAGATTTAGAACAATTTGTTAATGGTAAAATAAGTTACATACCAAGACTAGAAAAAGCAACACTACAATCTGTAGTTGACGGATATTTTGGCGATGGCAAAGAAAGCTAAGTTTGGTCTGGTCACAGCCCCACGTGCAAAGCCTAGAAAAAGACCAGGCAGACACAAGAAGAGTCCTAATAAACACGAAAAAAGAATGGGAAAACATAGAAGATAGTCATTGACATTATCCTAAAAAATCCTACATTGTAGATATGAAAGAAAAAACTATAACAATAAAAGTTAACGGTGCATTACAAGGACAATGGTCTAGTATATTATTGGAATTAAACCTAATGAGAAAAGCATGGCAATCTTATGGGGTTCACATGCAAATAAAAGCATCGGGATTAAAAAATGTTTTAAATCACGGAACTAAATTAAATTATGGATCTGATACTTCTAAACGACGGTCTGTATAGTCTGGTATCCGTCACAAAAGAGATGATGGCAGGTGTCGAGATTCTCGATAAAATAAACTGTTTTGATCTCTGTGACATACTACGATTACATCTGACCACGTATCACGAAGCACCGTTTAACGTACACGTAATGAAGGATGGCACTGGTGATCTTAT